TACCATCTCTCTATATCTAGAGATTAGTTCATAATCATTACGGACAGTACCATCAAAATCTACTGAGTATCCATAATATCCGCCACCTACAATAGGTTGCGAACCATCCATATTATCCTTCTGAACAAAAGAAGGCCCCTTGGGGACCTTCTTTGCTCTTTCAAGTGAAAAACCGAAGAGCTGATTCGACATTATAATACTAAGTTGATTGATCCTGTTCTATTTATCAAGCATCAACAGTAGCATCAATCGGAGTCCAATACTGAGTTTGGAGTTCGACTGTAAACTCTTCGATAGCATCATTGTTACCGAAGTCAAGATCGATTGCGGCGATATTGCTTGGGAAGACATTGTAGAATCTGTACGACTTAAGAATCTTAGGAATATCCCCATCCTTAACATCGCGTGCTAACTGATGAACAGTCATGTCTGCGAAATAACCCGTCGCATCATCTGTGTCACCAAGACCAGCAGCTGAAGTGAAGTTCTCATTGTATGCCTGAATGCTGGATGTCCAAACTTCAAATGCACTACGCAGAGCGAAGTTGCTGTCATTTTGGATTGTGATTGTCCAGGGTTCAAAGGTTCTGTCTCCTGCAATCTTCAGTACACGACCTCTGAAAGGAACTTCAATAACTCCAATCTGAGAAGAAGGAAGATTTGCTGCACGAACTGTGAACTTACCGAGTTCAATCAGAGATGCATTATTAATAATTCCCGTGGGGAAGTTTAAATCTACTTGGAATAGATTAGGACGCGCAAAGTCCGCTGCGACATTTGCTTTAAAATCGTCAATTGTTCCTCTTTTTGCCATGGTTTTTTAATTCCAGTATGTCTCCGTCGCTAATATTTAGCCTAAACGATATTTTCAGACAAAAAAAAAGACCCCGTAGGGTCTCTTGATTATGTTAGTTGTTATCAGTTAGCAACTTCACCGAATGAAACTCCAGTTCTTGTTGCAGTAAACGTCAGTGTAATGAAGTTGATTGTACGGGTTGGTTTTACGTAGATTTCTGCATAGAACTCACCACGATCAACTGATTCAGGAGGGTTGTTATCGCTGTCACACTTAACCAGGAAGTCAGTTACACCACGACGACCTTGAACGTCACGCATGTAAGGTTCAACAATGTTAAGGAACAAGGAACGCTGTGACTCATCATTCTGTTCAAACAGTTGAGACTTAGCAGCACCACCAATGACACGCTCAATAGTGAGGAACAAACGACGGACGTTGATTCTATCGAATGCAGATGCGAAACCAAGAGCAGTCTTATCACCGAACAGGACTACGCCTTGACCAGGGAAAGATACAATTGGATTGACACGAGAAGCATAAAGACGCTCGCGTTGAGTCTTATTGGGAGAATATGAAAGTTTGATTGCATTTCTCAGGATACCACGTTGGAAACCAGCGGGTGAGAACCAAGGTTCTGCAGTTTCAGTTGTCTGCAGGCAAAGACCAGCAACGTCACCATTACATGGGACATAACGATAGACATCATTGTACTTATCGTAGATGTACTTGTAACCAGAATCAAATACAACGTAGGACGAAGATGGTAACGTATCAAAGAAACTAACTAAGTTATCAGTGACAGTTGTTGTGTTGGAAGATCCTACAACAGTCGCTCTACGAGGAGATACGAACAACATGCAATCGCGGCGCTCTTCTACAATATTAGTCAGAGCAGTGATTTTTGCAAGGGCAGATGCATCATCAACACCTGAAGGACCTGTAAGAATGAAGTCAACAGTTTGAGATTCTGGGTCTTCTACTAATGAATATGCATTGATGATGTCTGTATTATCAATGGTGTACTCATTAACACCTGTATAATCAACACCATTACCAAGGCGGAAGTATGCAGTAGATCCATTAACAGTACCTACGGTTGTTGCATCAGCAGGGTAATTCTGAGTGCCATTTGTAGACTTAATTAAGTTAAAGACTGTAGAAGCAGAAGTGCCCCAATCACCAGCAGAAAGAGATGCACCTACCTGATGTAGTTCATCTTCATGAGTACCCCAATAGATGTACTGTGAACGTTGCTTGATTACTTCCTTATAGTAATTAGTTTCGCCAACAGTTGTCTTGGCATCTGATGCCTTGGAAAGACCAAGGAAACGCTCAAGAACAGCACCAGTAGTACCAGTGATTTTTCCGTCGATATCAAGAACTAGAACATGAACTTCATCATTATGACCACCAGCTGAAGCGGCGAAGTTAGAAGTACCAGGACGAGCTGCAACAGCATTCCACTTCAAACCAGGAAGATATTGTCTGTCAGCATACTCAGAGCGAACAGAACCAATAGCAATAGTCGCGTTACTATAAGGTGAGTCAGAACCAGTATAGTTATCAGCGATTACATCTGCAGCTGCAAACTCTACACTACCCTTATCAAGAGCAACAACAAGTTCTCTCGAAAGAGCAGTAATAGTGAATGCAGTTACTGCAGCAGCGTCTTGAGAATCAATATTCAAGAATGTCGATGTTGGAGAAATAACTCCAGTATCATCTACATCCAAAGGACGAAGTTCTACTACATTATTAGCAGCATCATATGCGTCAATAACAAACTCAAGGTCTTGACTTGCGTTAATGGTGTCTGCAATGTGAACGTTTTGACCAGCAACAGGAGTGAGTGAAACATTACCTACGGTACACTTGTACCTGTAGTTCATGCTCTTACCACTTGCTCCGCCAGTTACAGATACTGCACTTCCAAGAGTGTATCTATATTCTTTGGAACCTGGTACGAGTAATGTCAGAACTTGATCGGCACCAGCATCGGTTACGAAAACACCGATAGAATTGCCTTTTGTACCAGGAGTTCTTGCTGCCCAATGCCAATTTTGGCTAGTATGATTGGTCTCGTAGTCTTGAAGATTCTTAATTAATTCGGCAGTATCGTTGGAAACAGCATTCTTCAATGCAGTGGCATTAACACGGACGGTCTTAAGAGTGCCACCATAGGATAAAAACTGAGCAGCAGTATACCAATACTCGTAGTTCTTATCGTTGGGCTTACCAAAACGCTCAACAAGTTCTCTTTCGGAAGAGACTTGTACAATTTCTTCTACAGGACCAGACTCAAAAGGTGCAGCAAGTACACCAATGTTTGCGGTCGATAATGTAGTGATAGTAGTCAGGTCTCTCTCCTGAATGACTACCCCTGGCGAGGACTGATTTACTGCCATGTTTAAAGTCTCCTAGTGATTCCAACATCGGTTGTCTAGGATTATTTATATTTTTGAAAACTCACTGGAACTCCCACATGTACGATTTATCGCCATATTCCGCAACTTGCCACACCTCTCCTTGAGCATCAATAATATGATCATCTTCTAATCCATCTGACATGAATCCAAACGGTGCCATGTCTTGTTCGATGTTTTCTCTTTGGTCATCATATATGCGTTGTCTTACATCATTATCATGCATCTGCTTAAAGTATTCTTGCATCGCCATCCAGGCAAAAATTACCAAGCACATTGCTAAGTCATCATTACATCCATCTTCTGCAGCAAATGATTGACCCTTCACAATAAAGGTAGTAAGTTCTGCAATAGTATCATAATCTGGAATGAGAAGTTTATCTTCTTCGATCAATGCTTTGAGGTTAGAACATCCAACCTGCTTAACAGCACTAGACATCTTAACACCTAGTTGTGTCTTCTTACCAGAGAATCCTTGACCGAGTTGTTGTCCTGCGCGACCGCGCATTGCTACCATCAAAAGATTTTCATACTCTAAATCAAACTGAATAATATCTGCAACCTGTCCGCCAATATCATTTACCTCACATAAAATATATGCATGGTTATAATTTCTTGCTACATCTATAATAACATTAGGGAATATGATTGGTTTGATTTCATTATTTCTATATCTAGCAACCATTTCATATGGCACTGTCGTAGTATCCATGACACAAAATGCTGAATAATCTTTCTCTGTGCCACGAGCAACGTCAACCGTTATGATATAATTATGATCAGGTTCAACACGTTTGTAGATAGCAAGACCTTTATTTTGTGCAATAGGTTCTACATATGGCATTGTCCTCAACTTACTTGGAGCAATCAATGTATCAACAGAACCAAGGAACTCACATTCAAACTCAACTTTGAATTGTGATTCTGAGGTATTTTTGATTGTCTGTTCTTTCCACGCAGCATCTCTACCAGGAACAGCGGACCAATGAACTTCTGTTGGTATGTACTCATTCTTACTAAGTTCTGCATCATGCCACAACTTGTAAAACATATTCATCCCGTGTGGGGTGGAGATGATAATTACCTTTGTGCTTTTACCAGAAGATATAGTAGGATAGACAGATGAAAAGAACTGGTCAGCAATATGGTTCGGAACAAACGCGAATTCGTCCAGAAAAATGACATTAAAAGACATGCCCCTGACGGCACTAGAGCTAGTAGAGGCAGCCATGATTTTGCTGCCGTTCTCCAGTTCCAGACTGCCCCTGTTCCATTGGAGGATTCCTTGCTGGAGCCATTTGGGGAGGTTTTCATAACTTAGTTGTAATCTCTGCAGCATCTCACGAGAGGTTGCTGCTTTGTTTGCTAGAATAGCGACATTGACATTCGCATTAAAAAGAACATACCATAGAAGGTATGATGTAACGATAGTAGATTTACCAGACTGACGAGGTAACTTGGCAATATTGAATCTATTGTCATGAAACTTTCTGGTCATATCAACCTGAAAGTCATACATGTCAAAAGGAATTAAACCCTTATCAAGAGAGACAATTTTAATATATGTCTGGATAAAATATACAGGATCATCCGCACACTTAAGATACTCTTGTACTTCTTCAGGAGAAAACTCTGTAGAAACGTTTGCTTTCTTTAGATTGGGATTACCAAGATACTGTTCAGTTGTACTCATTCGATCAATGTTCCATGCGCCCTACGAATCTCTTTCAGTGCTTCAAGGTTCATATCTTTTGTTCCACCATCATATGCGTGAGCATATCCTTCTTCAATCATTTGTTCGTTGAGGGACAAGTCGCTGTCCCCAATGTATAACCAGCCCAGAAGACGACCATATTTACCGACGCCACCAACAAGTTCAGTCCTAACAGACAACTCATCGTCACCAGCGATAGTACTCTCCAGTTTTTCTTTGAGCCAGTTTGTTGCGTCGATTCCAAGTGCTTTCTCCGCTAGATTTCTCGTTCTCTTCTCTGGCGTATCAACTCCTGCAACTCTAACTCTTTCTTTCTTGTATAG